GCTATCGAGAAACAATATTAAGTTGTGAGTTCTACCCTAAAACTTAGGCAGGAGCAGCAGCGTAAGCTTCGATAACTAGAGTGTTAGCTTCTACGGCACGAGTGTCGTCGTAGCAAACGTCTGTAGCAACACCGAAAGTGAAGCCATAGTCTTGAAGCTCTTCTTGCCAACCTGGGAACTGTGCGTATCCACGAGCGAAGGCTTCACCACCGAAGGCGACACATTTGCTCTTAGAAGCTGCAACAGGAACGTTGTCTGCTTCGCGGATAATCATACCATTCCAGATACCCATAGAACCTGTGAAGATAGCATTCTGTGAACCGACGACATCAGCTTCCTGATGACCGTTAATCCATTTGCTGTCCTGACGAAGGTAATAAGCATCGTTAGGGCTGATAACTACTACAAAGTATTCTTGACCATTTTCGGTCTTGATAGGCATAGCCTTGTTTGTTCGTAGTTTGAACTTAGCGCGGTCAAGAGTAAGCGTGCTTAGCTCATCACCAGCTGCTAGAGTTGCAGTTGAGGTAGCATCACCAGCATAGATTGTGTATGTAGGTGAAGTTGTAGCGGTTGTGAACATAGACTGGTCAAGTTTGTCCTGAAGCCAGTAAGCCAATCGGCCTTTAGCAATAGCACGAACGTCGTAGTTAACCTTGACTTTAGTGTCTTTAGTGTCAGCAACAGCATGTCTTAGCCATTCTGGAACTAGATAAATCTGACCGATGGTCATCTTCTCTTCGTTACCGACTAGAGTGTTAACACCAGTTACACCAGCACCAGTAAGGTTGCTTAGTGTCTGGATGTTGATGCGGTCACCCGCAGATTTTGTAAGGTCGTCCTTACGGATAATTGGCATCCCTGAACCTTGAGCTCCCTCATAGCTCTTCCAGAACATAAGTTTCTCAGCTTGGACCAAGAGGTCTTTTGCCCAGATTTCTGGAATCGCATTTGCGAGGTTAGTTCGGTCATTAGGAACCATAGCTGTATAAGTAGCCATTTATTGAATCCTTTTCTAGAGGCTTCTAAGAATCTGTTCCTTAATTTCTTGAGGAAGTTTTGAGTACTCTTCGTTTGAAAGAGCAAGAATATCTTCGATATTTGTGGTTGTCTTAACAGTCTTGTCGTTCTTGGAATTTTCAACAAAAGCGAGATTCTTAACCTCTTCTTTGTTGTTTATTTCGTTTTCTTTGGTCAATGCAGCTTTCTGGGAAATTTCATCCGATTTCATTCCCTTTACGGCATAATATGCGGTTTTAACACCAGCATCTGTCTTTGCTAAGTCTTTATTGGCTTCGAGGAACGCAACAATATCTGCTTCAAATTCTTTGTAGTCTGCGGGTAATTGCTGAGTAGCCTCTTTGGAGCTAATCTTAGCGGCGTATTTACCGAATTCACTGAGTTGTTTGAGCTGAGGCCCATACTTCTCATTGAATCTTTGGTCCACCAAGTTGTCAAATAGTTCTTTGTCGAACTCCTCTGGCTGTGTTGGTGTCGTCACTGTCTCTGCGTCTTCTCTCTCTTCATTCCTAGCTGCTAGGAGAAGGTCCTCTAACGAAAGTCCAGTTTCTTCTTCGAGCTGTTTAGCTTGAGCCTTGAGTTTCCCGTCTCCGAACTTCTTCTCTAACTCGATGTACGATTTAGCGAGGTCATCGGCTGACTTGAATCCCTTTTTGGCGGCTACAGCGTCAAAGCTATAGTCCTCTGTAGCTTGTCCTTCGTCACCTTGAGGTGCTTCTGGGGCTGCTTCGGTATTGTCTGCGACGGCCTCGTTTTCTAATGGTGCTTGTCCAACTTCTTCAGTTGGGGCTTCTTCTACGAAAGCTTGTGTCATTTTTACTCCTTGTCCATATCGCTCAATTCGTCGATATAGTTTTTAATTTCCTCCAATATTTGCAAGGCTCCCCTTGCTTCGGCGTTTTCGCTCTTAATCAGAAGAGCGTTTTTGGTTTTATACAGTGTGTCAAGGTACATTTCAAAATATTTGAATTCTTTATATTTGGTTAAGCGGTAAATCCGCTCGGCTATTTCTTTTTCGGTGATTTCTTCGTCTGGCATGTGCATCTCCCCTCAAGGTCTTTTAGTCTAAGCGCTGTGAATGCGATTATATCGGTTACATCTACGCTGAAGATACTATCTACTGGGATTCCTAGGAAGTCAATCACTTCTTTCCATTCGTCTGGGGTTGTAAAGGTCTCAATAACCTGCTTAGGCTCTTCTACCTTACTCTTTTTCTTCTGGTCCTGGGTTTTCATTTTGCATTTCCTCCATTTGTGGCATCATCTCGCCTGCAAGCATATTCTGCTCTCCGCCAGGCATTGGTCCGCCAGTATTTACGTTATTTAATCCCTCAATTGCTCCTACTGATGGTGGTTGTCCACCTGGGATAGTTGTTCCCTCTATCATTGGGCTTAATCTTGGGCTTAAGTATGCTTTGTGTTGCTGGATATGGTCATCTATGATTGGGAATGACTCGTTATCAGCCTGTGTCAGCTCTTCGTTGTGAACAATTATGTGAACCTCGTGGTCGTCGAACTCGGAAACGGTGACTATATGTCCACCCATCATCAAGTCGTCTTCCATTTCGGCTTCTTTCTCTGCTTCAGTAACCTGAGCGCTGTTCTCTAGCTCTGCTTCACTAGTCTGTGTCATAATCTTGTCTGTATTCTTACCGAATGCCTCTAAGACGTCCTTCTTCAGCTGTCTCTGGTCTACATCTGGGTCATCCTGGAACTGTCTGTACAGCTGCAGGGCTTCCTGTCTAGCAAGAGAGTTGTTCATTGGTGGTACACCATTAGGAGTACATACGAAGTTACCCTCGATATCCTTTGGCATAATTACCCTATACTGTTCTGCGCCGTCTTCGGTCTTAACAAGTACGCTCCAGCCCTTGTTCATGAATTGCTGGTTAAGTTCTGCGATGAAATCGCCGAGTTCTGTTAAGAATAGGTTGTTTGCTATCTGAATCTTCTGCTCGAAGATATTGTTAGCTGCTTCTTGTATCAATTGGATACCAGTAGCTGTGTCGTTCATGGAACTTTCGCCAGTTCCTCTTGTGTAATCCGAGATTCCTGAGACGGTCTCCATGAAAGTCTTCAGCATATCTATTAACTGGACTGTCATTGGGTCTACGCCTGGAAGTTCTACCTCTTTTATCTTGGTAAGGTCGTTTACTGTATGGATTCCGAACGGTTGAGAGATAAATTTCTCTTTGTCGAGGCCAGAACCCTTCTCCAAGAAGATTAAATGGTTAAGAGCGGCCTTCTGGATGTCAAATGACTGGTTTATCATGTCGTTCATCAAGTTCTGTAGCCCGAACAGGAATTCTACTTCACCCATACCCAGTACCTGATGTGGTATTGGTCGGTCTGGTAAGACTATGAACGGCTTTCTCTTGTGGTCAAAAGGATTTGGTTCGTCTCTTAGGACGACTGAGCGGTCATAAACCGTGATAACGCGGTCATTTTCCCAGTATTCTATGATTTCATGCTTCTGGTTTAGTCTCTCTGTTGGGGTCTGACGCTCTGTAATGTTATCGTTAGGATTCTCATCAGCGGCTTTGCTGCGTCCAGAGGCTTTAATCTCTTCTGCCTTGTCTGGATATGCCTTTAGTGCGTATGATTCGTTTATATTCTTGGTCTGATATACCCATTCACACTCGTTTTTACCGTTGATTACCTCACCATTGATGTCAAAACCGAATTGGTCTATGTTGAAGTTCTCTACGACTACCTGGTCTTTGACTGTCTTGGCGACTGTCTTTCGTAATTCGCCCAATTTCTGGCCCAATACTGTGATTGGAGTCCTCTTGGTGGTGGTCTTTACCTGCTTATCCCAATAAACCTTGTAAACAGATGTACCGACGACCATTGATTCTGTGTAACCATTGAGCTTAGTAACCTCAAGCTTGTCCTTACGCATTTGGTCGTTGCTGAGTTCTTGCATGTTCTTTGCGTTTCTGTCGTCTAGTTCTGTCTCACCGCGGTATACGAACTCAGTCTTGTCCTTTAGGACACGCGGTAGCATAGTCTGTATGGTAGCAGTGGTGTATGGGACCGCTATGTTTGTCTGGTAATCGTACTGTGGTTCAGATAGCTGCCCACGGAATAGTCTCCACCATTCTTTTCTCTGCTCTTTTATAGAGTCAATATAGCCCTCAAAGAGTTCTACACGATTAACAACTAGCTCTAAAGCATCTTTCTCTGGAGTAGTGTCAATCTTTGTTGTTTTTTTCTTAGCCATTTTATCTCCTAGAGCCAGTATCCGAGAATTTTATTCTTGGGTCCTTCTCTAAATCAGTCGATATTAGTTTATACATTTGGAGTGCTATTGCCATAGCCGTGACTCTATCGTCGTGGCAGCCAGTCTGTGCGTTAGTCGCACCGTTAGGCTCTATTACATATGTCATACACTCTTCTATTAGTTCTTTTGAGTTGAACTTAATCAACCTCTCTCGTATCCATATTGACATCTCATCTATCATGAGTGGCTTGGTCTTGATGTTTGTATGCCAACCCATTTTAGTAGTCTTCTTTTTCTTCCTATCGTCCATTATATGTCGATAGTATAAATTAGGATAATGCATCTGCTTAAGGATTGTCAGCGTAGTAAGTCCGTGGTTATTAGACTCGACACCTACGAAAGCGTCATTGTACCATCTACCGAGGTAATATACGTACTCTCCTAGTCTGTCTGGGTCTATCTTACCGCAGAACTCTGCTACCTGCCTAGTAGTCTTTCTATCGACTACCTGTATCACAGAGTTGTCTCCAGTCTCTAAGCCCTCTGCAACGTCAACTCCTATAACATACTGAGCTTTCTGGAATGGTTTCTCCCATACCTTCAGGAATCCTCTATCAGAAGCAACAAACTTACGCTTGTCTAAGTCCCCCTGGATAAACTCACCAATGTTCTTCTTGAAGTCTTTAAGAGTCTCTATGTCGAATCGTGGTCTTCCAGAGCTTATGAAAGCTTCCATGTCGTCTGCAGGATATTCCTGTTCAAACTTCTGCTTGGTGCCAGCCAGTTCAGCCTTCTTCATTCTACGCCAGTTAAGCTGTGCGTTAGTAAGACCGAGTGTTTTCCTTAGCTCCTGCTCTTCTTCCGTGGCTTTCCAGCCCTTCTCTGGTTCGATAGAGTACTCTTCGTGCTCCCACCATGGGAAGAAGAATGCCTTGAAACCTGATTCGCCAGCCTTAGCCTTCTGATAAGCCTCGTAAAAGTATCCACCAACTCCGTTAGCGGTACTCTCCAGAAATACCATGGTGTTCTTAGCCATAGGTATGGTCTGTAGCATACCCGCCATCACCTCGTCTGGGTTCTCCCAGAAGGCGACCTCAGAACCGTGCATCAGCTGGTTAGTCTCTGAACGCCCTGCTTCTTTGTTGCCA